TACTTGTTCCAAGTCGGAGGCCTCCAGACAAAAAGGGGATAAAAACTAAAGGGATTTTGGGAAGGAGGCCTAGTTTTTGGCAAAACCAGTCACAGCTAAATCAATCAAGTCAAAAGTCATCAAACAGATGAAAGAGCTTGGGACTTATCGCAAAGAATTTGACATGATCATTGACATCTTTTCAGGAATGCTATTTCAGTATCAGAAACTTGCTCAGGACTATGCTGATATGGGCTATCCTGTCACAGATGTCTATGTGAATAAGGCAGGAGCTGAAAATGAGCGCAAGGTCCCTATTCTCACAGCGATGGAAATTCTAAGAAAAGATATACTCAGCTATTCCAATCAACTGATGATGAATCCTAAGTCATTAGGTGAAGTGGTAGAGCAAGACAATGGATCAGTTCTCACAGAGGTTCTGAAATTCAAGGATGAGATCAAGAAGAAACGGGTGAAGTCTGATGGGTAACGTGGAGAAAGCTAAAAAATACGCTCAACACGTTCTAGACCATCAGGAAGAGCATTGTGAAGAGAACATTTTGGCAGCATCACGCTTCCTGAGAGATTTGGATAATCCAGAATTTGAGATGGATGAAGAGATGGTTGATTTTGTCGTTCATTTCATTGAACACACAATTGTCCATCAACAGGGTGATGATATGTTTGCGGTCTCTATCCGTAATAAGCCATTACTTTTGCAACCCTGGCAACATTTTGTTGTCGTGAATCTCTTTGGCTTCTACATCAAAGGAACGAATGAGAGACGCTTCAAGGAAGCCTTGATCATGCTTGCCAGAAAGAATGGCAAGACTTCCTTCACTGCTGCAATCGCTCTGGCTTATCAGATTCTTGATACAGATAGCGGTTCAAAATGCTATATTGTAGCCAATTCTGTCAAGCAAGCCTTGGAAGCCTTTGGATTTTTGAGGTTCAATGTTGAGCGATGGAATGACAAGAACATTCGCATTAAGGACAACAACCAAGAACACTCCATCACTGCCAATTTTGGCGAGGAGGGTTCATTCTTTATCCAAGCACTGGCCAATGATGAAAGCAGGCTTGACTCTCTCAATGGAAATGTCATCATCCTAGATGAAGCACACACCATGAGAAATTCCAAGAAATACGGTCTTATGAAGAAAACAATGTCAGCATACCGGAACAGTATGCTTTTTGTTATCTCCACAGCCGGGGACATTCCAACAGGATTCCTTGCTAACCGTCTGAAATATTGTCAAAAGGTGTTGAAAGAGCTGGTCAAAGATGATTCATTCTTCATCTTCATCTGTAAGGCCAATCAGGCAACAGATGGCGATGTGGGAGACTACTTGGATGAGAATGTGCTGAAGATGGCTAATCCCTCATGGGGTGTGACTGTCTCACTCAAGGCCCTCAAGGAAGAAGCAGAACAGGCCTTGAATGATCCACAGACCAGAAATGAGTTCTTCAATAAGACATTGAATGTCTTCACTAACTCAATGAACGCTTATTTCAATCCAGATGAGTTCATTGCTAGTGATGACTGCTATGACTGGACAATTGAGGAGCTTGCAAAGCTTCCTATTCGCTGGTATGGAGGGGCTGACCTTTCAAGACTGCATGACTTGACTGCTGCTGCCCTTTATGGGGTATACAATGACGGTGAAAAAGATGTTGATATTTGTATCACACACGCTTTCTTTCCTCGTGTCAACGCTCAGAAGAAAGCCAATGACGATGGCATCCCACTATTTGGGTGGCAATCGGATGGCTGGCTGACCATGAGCAACACTCCAACTGTTCTCTACGACGACATTGTTAAATGGTTCATAGAGATGCGACAGAAAGGCTTCAAAATTGCCGCTGTCGGTATGGATAGGAAATTTGGTAGAGAGTTCATGCTCAAAATGAAACAAGCCAAATTCAAAATGATTGACCAACCTCAGCTATTCTATTTGAAATCAGAGGGATTCAGAAGAATTGAATTGAAGGTGAAGAATAAAGAATTTTATTATGTACATTCGGACGCTTATGAATACTGTGTCAGCAATGTCAGAGCTATTGAGAAAGTAGATGATGCTGTCCAGTATGAGAAATTGGACGGGGATGGCGGTACAGCAAGAATAGACTTGTTTGATGCGAGTGTATTCGCTTGTATTCAGGCACTTGCTAACCTTGGTAAGAATAAGAATGTGATGGCTTACTTTGATTAGATAGAAAGGAGGTGAGAAATATGGGAATCTTTGACAAATTATTCAAGCGTGGAAAGTCTCAGACGATGTTCACAAGCTTTGGGAATTCAGATCTGGGCATCATGTATGACGGTGATGGCTACATTCCACTGGCAAGAAATCCAGATGTGATCATGGCTGTCAATAAAATTGCTGACATGGTTTCAAACATGACAATACAGCTAATGGAAAACACAGAATCCGGTGATGTACGCATCAAGGACGGGTTAGCCCGTAAGATTGACATCAACCCTTGTGATCACATGACAAGAAAATCATGGATCTTCAAGATTGTCAGAGACTTGCTTTTGTTTGGTGATGGAAATTCTGTCCTACATGTGGAATATGATCCAATGACTGACTATATCAGCAATCTCAGACCATTCCCAATGTCGGAAGTGTCATTCAAGAGTAATGATCTAACATACATGATCCATTTCAGAGACACTGATTTTAATCCAGATGAAGTGGTTCACTTTGCCATCAATCCTGATCCAGACCGGCCTTACATTGGGACCGGTTTTAGATTGGCTTTGAAAGACATTGTCCGAAATTTGAACATGGCCACACAGACCAAGAAGGGCTTCATGAACGGAAAGAACGTTCCAAGCCTTATCATCAAGGTGGATTCATCAAGTGAGGAACTTGGAACAGTGGAAGGTCGTGAGAAAATTGCTAAGAAATATCTGACCACAAGCCAGTCTGGTGAACCTTGGATTGTCCCTGATGCTTTGATGGAAGTGGAACAAGTGAAGCCATTAAGTTTGAATGACATAGCTTTGAATGAGTCAGTAGAAATTGATAAGAAGACAGTAGCTGGAATGTTAGGTGTTCCGGCTTTTGTGTTAGGTGTGGGAGATTTTAACAAAGAAGAATACAACAACTTTGTGAATACCACCATCATGAGCATCGCAACAACGATCACTCAGACGCTCACAAGAGACCTACTGACTTCAACCACACGCTACTTCAAATTCAATCCACGTTCACTGTATTCTTACGACATTACAGAGCTTTCAACTGTTGCTCAACAAATGACCAACAGTGCCGCAATGCGTAGAAATGAGTGGAGAGATTGGGTTGGTATGACTCCAGATCCTGAAATGGATGAAATCATTGTTCTTGAAAACTATCTGCCACAAGGCGAGTTAGGCAATCAGAGCAAACTAAACAAGGAAGGAGGAAATGCCAGTGAAGAAACGTAATTCATACATTGCTACTCAATTCGAGACACGAGAAGAACAAGAATCTGGTGACTTGATCCTGAGTGGCTACTTCATCCGGTTCGATGAAGAAACTGAGCTGTGGCCAGGCTATTTTGAAGTGATCAAACGTGCAGGAGTGGAAGAAGCCATCAAGAATGCTGACATCCGTGCATTATTCAATCATGACCATAACCTAGTTTTAGGGCGCACAGGAAACAGCACAGTGAGTCTCAAAGTTGATGACAAAGGCCTATACGGTGACATTATCATCAACAGAAATGATCCAGACGCTATGGGAGCTTATGCCCGTGTACAGCGTGGGGATATTGTTGGATGCAGTTTTGGATTTATGCCTATCAAAGTGGATACCATTGAGCGTGAAGATGGTTCTTATCTTGATACCGTGCTAGAGCTTGAAATCTTTGAGGTCAGCCCTTGCACATTCCCGGCTTATCCACAGACTGAAATTGCTGCACGCAAGAAAGACTTTGAATGTCTGAAACGTGCTAACAGTAAAGCGTTAAATGAACGAAAAATGAAAATTAAGGAGAAATACAATCTATGAATAAAGCATTGATTTATGGCGCACGCATGCGTGCAAAAGCAAGCAAGGTTGTTGAATTGGAAGAAGCAATCACAGAATTGAATGAACGTTCTGCAATCGAAGCAGAAAAATTGGACCGTGCTGAAACTGAAGAAGAAGTTTCAACGGTTGAAAAGAGCCTTGAAGACATCCAAAAAGAATTGGAAGAAAAGCAAGCAGAAAAAGCAAAACTTGAAGAAGAAATTGAAGAACTTCAAAAACAAGTTGATGAACAAAATCGGAAAGCCCCAACTTATCCAGACGGGGAACAACGTGGAGGAAAGAAATTGGAACAACGTGACGCAATTGCTAAATTCATTCGTACTGGTCAAACTCGTGACATTGAAGGCCTTAAAACAACTGACTCTGGAAGCGCTGCTTTGATCCCAACTGAAGTGTTAAAACCTCACTTCCTTGAAAAGACACGCAATCCACTCTTGGATCTTGTCCCACGTGTTCAAGTAAATAGTGGTTCTGGTAAATATCCAGTTATCAAGAAGACAGATGGGAAAATGGCTTCTACTGATGAATTGAAAGCAAATCCTGAACTTGGAAAACCAAAGATCAGTGAAATTGATTACTCAATCAAGACTTACCGTGGATACATTCCTGTGTCTCAAGAAATGATTGATGATGCAGACTACGACATCATGTCTATTGTAGAAGATGAAGTAGTCAATCAAGGTGAAAATACTGAGCTTTCATTGATTACTGCTGTACTAAAAACAGCTACTCAAGCAGATGCTGCTGGATTAGATGGCATCAAAGACATCTACAACAAGAAATTAAAACCAATCTACAAAGCAAGTATTGTTGTAACTCAATCAATGTTTGCAGCGCTTGACAAGGTCAAGGATAAAAATGGGAAATATATGCTTCAACCAGATGTTACATCACCTACAGGATATTCATTTGGTGGCAAAAAGATTTATCCAGTGGATGACACTCTGTTTGGCAATGAAGGTGATATGAAGTTCTTCATTGGAGATGTTGCTGAATTCGTTAAATTGTTTGACCGTCTTCAAGTATCAGTTAAATGGATTAACAATGACATCTATGGTCAATTGCTTGGACTCTTCCTACGTCTTGATGTCAAGCAAGTAGATGAATCTGCTGGTTTCTTTGGCACATACACTGATGTTGTAGCGTAAGGAGGTATCACATGCCCTATACAGTAATCCGTCCATTCAAGGACATGCGTGATAAAGAGCAACATGAATATAAAATTGATGATGTATTTCCACGCAAAGGCTATGAACCTGATCAAGAGTTTGTTAAAGGACTCTTGACAGGCTTTAATTCAGCAGGTTCAATCTTTATCACTGATGAAGTGGTTAAGAAAGCTACTAAGAAAGCAGAAGAGGCTGATGAAGAGGTGGAAACAACTACTGAGGAAGTAGAAGAAACCTCTGAAGAGGTGGAAACAACTACTGAGGAAGTAGAAGAAGCCACTGAAGAGAAACCAAAGCGCAAGAAAGCAACTAAGAAAGAGGAAGAATAGCATGGACACTGGTCAGTTAGTGGAATTACTTAAAATCAAATTAGGAATTGCTTCAAATTTGCGAGATAAAACACTAGAGAAGATTGTCTCAAGCGTCATCAGCGAATTAACAAACAATCTGGGTGTTGAATTGGTTCCAGATCGTGCTGACCATGAAATGTTCATTGTTGACTTTGCTGCTTATCGCTATGAAGGTGGTGTTGATCTACCACGTCACCTTCAATGGCGCTTGCACAATCTGCAAATCTCTTCCAAGAAAGAGGTGTGAGATGTGGAATGATGAAATCACATTGATAGGTTTTAAAATTACAGGCAAGGACAAGCTCAAGCAAGATCTAGCTGAGAAGGTAAAGACTACAATTTTCTGTAAAAAGAAATCTATCACACGGTCAGAATTTTACCAAGCTAATCAGGCTGGCATTCGTCCAAATCTGATTGTTGATATTCACAGCTTTGAATATGACAATCAGGAATTTGCTGAATTTGGCGGTAAAGAGTACCGGATTTTGAAGACATATCCAATCAACCTCAATATCCTTGAATTGACTCTGGTGGAGAAAATGACATGAGCCAAGATCTAGCCAGTCAAATTGCTAAAGCATTAGCAGAGTATTCCACAGAAGTTGAAGAAGAAGTGGACAAGATAGCGGAAGAAACAGCAGAAGAGGCCGTCCAAGAATTAAAAACCACAAGTCCAAAAAGTCCAAGGGCAAAAGGTGGTAAGTATGCCAAATCGTGGAAAAAAACAAAAATGGGGAAAGGTAATTTTGTGGTTCACAACACAAATTACCGTCTCCCACATTTGCTTGAATTTGGCCACTTAAAGAGGAACGGGGGACGGGTTTCCGGAATAGTACACATCAAGCCGGCAGAAGATCACGCTATTGAGAATTTTGAAAAGAAATTGAAGGAGCTTGGAAGATGAAGCTGTCAGAGTTTGCAGAAATTTTGGAACAGGCTGGCCTGCCTGTCACTTACAAGGTATTCAGGGAAGGAAATGTCCCCACGCTGCCTTACCTTGTCTATTTTGAAAGCTTGCCATCTATCACAGGAACAGACAATCAAGCATCATACATGATCCGTGCTGTCACTGTAGAATTGGCATTTGAACGAAAAGATGAGGAGCTAGAAGAACGATTGGAAGAGCTGTGGAATGACCACAAGCTCTTTTATGATGTTCAGGAAGAAAATTTTATTGAATCAGAAAGACTGTTTGTGAAGTCTTATGAAGTCTATCTATATTGAGGAGGAAAGAAATGACTGAAAACAAAGTTACATTTGGACTTGAAAATGTCCATGTGGCACCAATCCAATCAATCAGTGAAGCAGGAGTGATCACTTATGGTCCAGTATTCCGCTTCCCTGGAGCGATGGAATTGACGCTGGACCCTAAAGGGGATTCAGGATCAGTGAAAGCTGATAACATTGATTATTACTTCGTCAACTCAAACGAAGGTTACGAAGGTAAATTCAAAGTCCCACACATCATTGAAGCATTCGCAACAAAAATTTTGGGCGACATCAAAGACTCTACAACAGGAGTGGTTACAGAAAAAGCAGATGCGAAGACAACCAATTTCGCACTTATGTTTGAATTTGCTGGCGATGCTAACAAGACACGCCATGTCATGTATTACTGTTCAGCAAGTCGCCCATCGAGCGGATCAGCTACCAAGAACGGAACCAACGTGAATGAACGTGAATTGAGCTTCAATGCCAGCCCTCGTCCCGGTGACCAAGTTGTGAAACGTTCCATTACATCAGCGGATGATCAAGAAGTTTATAAGAAATGGTTTGAAAAGGTCTATGAACCTAATCAAGCTTTGTAATTAAGGAGGCCTTAAATGCGTAAGAGTGTGACCATTAGTGAAAAGGAGTATGAGCTTGTAACCAATGCTTACACTCCTATCGCTTATAAGAGTGAGTTTGGGAAAGATTTCTTCCAAGATCTTTTTGGAATGATCTCAAACCAGAATATCATGCAAATGGCTGAGAATGGCAACAATGAAGTTGACATCAACATGTTGGCCAATTTTGACATGACCTTCTTCAATCGCTTGTTTTGGGTTTTTACAAAATCAGGAAATCCACACATCAAGCCTTATGAACAATTTTTTATGGAAATGGAGGAATTTCCTTTGCAGGACATCGCTCCAATTCTAATGGAAATGATCAACGACACAATGACATCAAAAAAAAACCAGATGAGTCAGAATCAGCCAGTGATGAAATCTTTACAGTAGAATCATATCTTTCTTGCTGTAAAGAAACTGGTCTCACAATTGATGATCTAAAGCACATTTCAATTGGAATGGCTCTGGATTATCAAACAGATTATGTGAATTTGCGTACTGAAAACAAATCAGAAACACGCAAGGCCACACAGTCAGATTTTGACTCATTCTAGTCTGAAATAGAGTGCTGAGAGGAAGAATCTGAGGTCAAGTTCATCGAATGAATGGACGATTGATCACAAGAATCCTTTAGGCGCTCTTTATATTTTTATGTGAAAGGAGGAAACATGGCCGGTAATATTAAAGGGATAAAAATTGAAATTGGCGGTGACACACAACCCCTTCAAAACGCCCTGAAAAAAGTAAATTCTGCCTCAATGGAGGCAGCAAAAGAATTGAAGAGTATTGACAAGGCTCTGAAATTTGACACAGGGAATGTGACCCTGTTGGCTCAGAAACAAGAAGTGCTTCAAAAGCAAGTCTCAACAACCAAGGAAAAGCTGGAAACACTGAGACAGGCGCAAGCACAAGTTGAAGCTCAATTCAAGAGCGGTGACATTGGTGCTGATCAGTACCGTGCATTTCAACGGGAAGTGGTCCAGACAGAGAACATTCTGAAGGGCTATGAGAACAAACTTGAGAATGTCAATAAGGCATTAGATGGAAATGGGAATGCTACCAAGTCCAACCGTGAACAACTGAAAGAGCTTCAAAATGAGCAACAGCGCCTTGCAAGTGAAGGTGATAAAGTTGTCAGCTCATTCAAGCTACAAGAAAGCCAGATGGGTTCCAATGCCAGTGAAGCAGATAAGCTGGCACTTGCTGAACAGAAAATAGGGAAGCAAAGCGAGATTGTTGCCCAACAGGTTGAGAATCTTGAGAAACAGCTTGCTCTTGCAAAACAAGAGTATGGCGAGAACTCAACAGAAGTCAATAAGCTAGAAACTCAACTGAATGAGTCCAAGGCTGCTTTCAACGGGCTTGCCAATGAAATGGAGAATCTTGGTGAGTCAGGGAAGAAAGCCAGTAGCGGTCTAGAAGAGACAAATAAGCTTCTAAAAGCTGAGTTACTGAATCAATTTTCCGAAAAGCTATCTGAAATCAGTCAAAAGTTGGTTGATTTTGGGAAGAGCGCTCTAGATGCGTTCCGGGAAATTGATGAAG